GCGGTTGCCGAGGGCGAGCCTGACCAGATCGCGGCTGCGCAGGCGAAGCTGCGAGCCGCCGAACGCGAGTTGGCTCGTATCGAGGCGCAACGGGCTGCGAAGGCGGAGCTGGATCGGCAGCGTGTCGTCGAAGCCGCGACGCGGTTCGAGAAGCAGTTCCCGCAACTCGATGACACGTCCCCGCATTTCGACCCGACGGCAGTACAGGAAGTTACGACGCTTTACAAGTCGCTCGTCGCCTCTGGCGCCAGCCGTGACCCGGTCCGTGCCATGGAGCGTGCGGTGCAGTATGTGATGGCTGCGCGCGGCATCGCTGTGCCGGCTGCCCGGCAAACTGCTGCGCCTGCGAAGCAGCCTGTGCCGAAGACCGTGGCGGACGTGATGCAGAACCAGCCACCGACTCCGCAGACCGTCGGTGTCGGCCGCACCGCCGGCGGAGCGGATCCGCAGCATGTACCGACCGTCGACGAGTTGGCCAAGATGTCGCCCGAGGAGCTTGCCGCACTGCGCGGCGACGTGCTATGATACTTGTGTGTCTCGACTTCGTGTCGAACACGTTCATGGCTTGCATTACGGCATGAGAAGCCATGGTCCTCCTCCCTTAACCGTGGGTGCACGCGATTGCCCCGCAATTGCATAAGCAATTATTGCGTATGCAGTTGCGGGGATTTTTTCGCACGTGGGTTATACTATGTCACAGTTGTCAACTGTGACGTGGAGCAATAACCATGGCGGAAACGAATTTTGGCGCCCTCCTGACCCATCAGAAGATGGTGTGGTCTCGCGACGTGCTTCGCACTGCTCGCGACCAGTCCTTTGTCATGCAGATGGCTCGGGACGGGGCGAACAGCGTATTTACCCGCATCACCGAACTCACCCCCACCGAGCGCGGCGATCGCGCCATCCTGACCCTGGTGCCCGACGCTGTTGAAGACGGCGTGGCCGGCGACACCGATCTGGATGGGAACGAAGAGGCCCTCAACGCTTATGACCAGGACGTGGTGATCGACCAGATCGGCCACGCCCACAAGTCCCAGGGCCGCATGGCCGAGCAGAAGACCGTGGTGCGTTTCCGCGAGACGGCGCGCGATGTGCTCGGTTACTGGCTCGCCGACCGTGTCGACCAGCTCGCCTTCCTGACCCTGGCGGGTGTGCCTTACACGCTCCGTACCAACGGTGCGCTGCGTCCGGTCCGCGCCGCCGGCCTCAACTTCTCTGATCTGGCCTTCGCCGCCGAGGTCACCGCTCCTAGCGCCAACCGGCATTTCCGCTGGGACGCGGCCTCCGCCTCTCTGCAGCCTGGCGACACCACCGCTGTGACGGCCACTGACTTGCCGTCTTACGAGATGCTGGTGCTGGCTAAGGCCAAGGCCAATGAGAAGATGCTGAAGCCGATCCGCGGCGAGTTCAGCGACTCCGTGTACCACGTGTTCATGAGTCCGGACGCCGTCGCGCGGCTGAAGCTGGACCCGGACTTCAAGTCTGCTGTGATCCAGGGGCTGCCCCGCAGCGAGAACCAGAATGCGTTCTTCTCTGGTGGCATCCCGACCATCGACGGCCTGGTGATCCATGAGTATCGGCACGTGTTCAACACCCGCGGCGCCACTACCGGCACTGCCACCGAAGCTGGACAGGCCGGCTACAAGTGGGGCGCCGCTGCCGATGTCGATGGCTCCCGCACGCTGCTGTGCGGCGCACAAGCCCTGGCCTACGCCCAGATCGGCGACCCGATGTGGGACGAGGAGGTGTTCCGCTACGGCCGGAAGTACGGTATTGCGGTGTCTCAGATCCTCGGCTTCAAGAAGCCGGTGTTCCGGTCGCTGATCGACAACGCCGATGAAGACTTCGGTGTGCTGGCCATCGATCACGCCATTTAACGCGCCGCGTTACGCTTAGCGTCATGCGCGAGTTCAGCAATACGACCGCCGTTCCGATTCGCCTCGTGTCCGGGGCGGCGGTCGTGTTTTTCGCTCCTGGGCAGACGCGCCCGTTGCCTGATGCGTTGGTCGAGGCGGCGCTCGATGCGGGGCTCGTCGAGGTTGGCGGCAACACGACTGTGTCTGCGGTCGCCGTCAGCGACGCCGGCAGCGACACCGACGCGCGTGACGAGGCCCCGTCACTGCCGACGATTGAGTTCGACAAGTTCGCCCTTTGGCGCGCGTTCGATGCTATCGCGGCCGATGGCGACAAGCGGCTGTTCAACAAAGATGGCACGCCGAAGCTGCGAGAAGTGAAGCGGCTGTATGGCCAACCGGGGCTGACCCGTGAGATAGTCGACGCTGAGTGGCGGCAATACCGAGGGACTTCTGAATGACGACCGTCAATGACATCGTCCGCCGTGCGAGCACGCACCTGTCTGACCCGGCGCAGAGCGACTGGTCGTTCGACGAGATCCTCGGGTGGGTCAATGACGGCGTCGCGGCGATCTACAAGAAGGTGCCTGCGCTCGCAGTGCGTGCTGACTCGTCCTTCTCGATCACGGCGGGCCGCAACGAGCTGCCCGCAGACGCCGGCGAACTCATCCGTGTTGAGCGTGTGACAGCGCCCGGTCTTAGCACGCCGGTTGACCTGCGGCGTCTTGACCCGCAGACTTTGACGATCTACGACCCTGAGTGGCGCTCGACCACGGGCGTGCCGTACGCGGTTGTGGTCGACGCCGATGACCCGCGGGCGTTTTATGTCTACCCGCAACCGACGGGCGTCGCGTCTGGCACTGTCGTTTACCGGGCGAGTCCGACGAAGCTCAGCAAGCCGAGCGATGAGATTCCGCTGCCGGCGCAGTTCGAGCCTGCGCTTATCGACTATGTGTTGGCGCAGCTGTATGCGAAGAACTCGGACGTGGCGGGTAACGCTGACTTGGCGACGTACCATGCTAATCGCTTCAACCAGGGGCTGCAATAATGCTGTTCGTTGACGCCGCGAAGTTGCTTCTCATCGAGACGCCGGAGATTCCTGACGCGCTCGCTGCTGAGATGCTGCGTCGCGCAGCCATCGTCTTCTGCACTCGGTCGCTTGCGCACCGCGCTACACTGCCGCGTTTCGACCTCGTTGCTGGGCAGTCGACGTATGCTCTCTCGCCTCCGACCGATACGGAGATCGTCGAGATCATTCGCCTCGTTAACGTACCGGCGAACCAGCAGATCGAGAAGCGGACCGAGGAGCAGCTGATGTGGGGCGACGCCGCCTACCTGAGCGGCACGAGCGGGCAACCGGAGGTGTTCACCTACGAGCCCGGCAGCAATGAACTCGCGCTGTATCCCGAGCCGAGCTCCAGCGCCGTCGCAGCGATGCAGGCTCGTGTTGCGCTGCGACCGATTGCCGCAGCTGCGCAGATCGACGACCAGGTGTGGAATCGTTGGTCCGACGCGCTCCTCGACGGCGCACGGTTCAACCTCTATCGGATCCCTGGCAAGCCGTGGTCGAACGGCGAAGCCGCAAGGCTTGCCTTCGAGCAGTTCGACTTGGCCATCTCCCAGGCGCACGTCGAGGCCGCCAACGGCGGGCCGATGAGCCCGAGGCGGCGGAGCCGGTGAGTGGGCTGTGCGCCTTGTCTTCGATCAGTTTCTAGGCCGCATCCCCCGCCTGGCAGACGATCGCCTGCCAGAAGGTGCGAGCGCGCAGTTGCTGGATGCGTTGCCGAAAACCGGCGCGCTTGATCCCCTTCCAGGCACCCTCGCAACGGGGGTGACTTTCGACCCGGCCACGCGCAGCATTTTTCGCTACGGCGCAGATTGGTTCGCGTGGACGAGCGACGTCGATGCGGTTGATCCGCCATTGCCGTTCGATGCGTACGACCGGGTGTACTACACCGGCGACGGTTACCCCAAGGTCACTTCCCAGACGCTGGCGACCTCTGGGACCGGAGCGTTGCCGCGCGATGCTGTGCGCATTGGGCTACCGCGCCCCGCGGCACCGACGCTGACGCTCGGAGCATCGACCGGCGCGGCATTCACCGAAGACCGCGTGTACCGCGTTACTTGGGTCAACCAGTTTGGTGAAGAGGGGCCGGCTTCGCTCGCTAGTCAAGTGATCACCGTCGAAGATGGGCAGACGGTCGACGTCACCGTGACGGTGCCTGCGGACGAGCCGGTATACAAATCATCGACCTGGCTTGGGTGGCGGCTGTACCGCTCGGTGGTCGGCGGTGGGTATTTGTACGTCGATGACGTGCCGATTACGCAGACGACCTACACCGATGCTGCGCGGGCAGATCAGCTTGGCGAGCCGCTGCAGACGATCGACTGGTTCGAACCCAATGACAACCTCCGTGGGCTGCGTGCGCACCCAGCGGGGTTTCTGTGCGGGTTCTACGACAACGTGCAGTGCTACTCCGAGATCGGTGCAGTGCATGCGTGGCCGCCGAAGTATCAGCAGGTGATCCCTGAGCAGATCGTCGCGAATGCAGTCATTGAGGACGCTGTCGTCGTCCTAACGACTGGTCGGCCGTACATCGCTCGCGGGCAGGTGCCGGAGGCGATGGGTCTAGCGCAATTGGCGAAGATGCTGCCTTGCGCGTCGAAGCGGAGCGTCGTCGAGTTCGGTGGGTTTTGCGTCTACGCGTCGTTCGATGGCCTTGTGCTCGTCGACAGCGCTGGGCGTACAGACCTCATTACCGCTGCGATCATGACCCCCGAGCAGTGGCGAGCCTTGGACCCCTCGACGATCGAAGCCGGGCGGTGGCAAGGGCTGTACGTCTTTGCGTACACGGACGTGCAAGGGCACCGCGGGACCATGCTCATCGACCCGCTCAATCCCACCTCGATCTACGAGTCGAGCGAGATCGCCGATTTCTTCTATAGCGACGTGCCTGCGCAGAAGCTCTACACCGTAGTGGCGGGTGGGATGAATGAGTGGGCGGCCGGTGGCCTCAAAACGGCCACATGGCGCAGCCGCATCGTACGCGTGTCGCGCAACGCACGACTGCGCTGGGCACGCGTCGATGCGGAGTCGTACCCCGTCACGCTGCGCGTGCTTGAAGATGGGCAGCTGCGGACCGAGTTGATCGTGCGGGCCGACGAGCCGGCCAGGGTGCCGCTGCCGCGGATGTATAATGTGCAAGTAGAAATCGAGTCGTCACGGCGCGTGTATCGCGTACAGCTGGCGAGTTCACCAACCGAGTTGCGAGGGTAGCAACAATGCCAGGCTTTTCTGACACTTACGAGAACGCAGTGCTCAACCACGTGTTCGGCGGCACTGCGTTGACGCAGCCGACTGGGTGGTCGGTCGGCGTCAGTTCGACCGCGGGGGCTGATGATGGTACCAACATCACGGAGCCGACCGATACGGCCTACGCCCGCGTGTCGCTCGCTGCGGCCGATTGGACCGTCACCGGAAACCAAGTGACGAACGCGAACGACATCACGTTCCCCGTGGCCAGCGCGGATTGGACGAACTTGATTTCGGTGCAGGTATATGACCAGAACGGCACCCTCATCGTACCCGATGCAGCGTCCGGGTCTGCTGTGACGGTGCTTGCCAACCAGCAGCTTGTTATCCCCGCTGGGCAGCTGACGATCACGCTTGACTGAGCATCCGGCGAATAGCGATATGGCCAAGCCGCGATACAAATCGAAGACGGTATGGTTCAATACAGCGGTCGCCGCGGCGATGCTCGCTGCGGCGACTGACGCACTGCCTTTGCTCGAAGCCACGATGACGCCCGAAGCATACGCTTGGGTGAGTTTCGTCGCTGCTATCGTAAACGTATACCTGCGGCAAATCACTCGGGAGCCGCTTGAATGATCTGGGCGCGCATCAAGCTGGCGCTGTTCGCGGCCGCGGCCGCGATCGTCGCGTATTGGAAGCATCGCAGCGACAAGCTGAGCCGCGTCGCCGGCGAGCTCGAAGCGCGAAAGCGCATGCAGGCCGAGATGGTGAAGCTGCGTGCAGCGCAGCGCGAGCGCCGAGATGAGGTGCGACGAAGCAAGAAGCGCGACTTCTTCACGAAGTCGGTCGTACTCGTCGCTGCGGCTGCACTCGCAGCCTGTGCGTCAGCGCCGCCAGCAGTGACATTGCCCGTGCGCCCGACGCTGCCGACCGTCCAACCGAGCGAGTTGCAATGTCTCTCAGATTCAACGTACGAGACTCTCGTCGAGCGCGAGTTGCGGCTGCGAGAGTACGCAGAAGAACTAGAGGTGCTTTGTGGACGGTGACGCTGTTTTGGAACAACTCGTCGATCGGATGGGGCGTGTTGAAGAGCAACTGCGCGAGGTGACGAAGCTGCTCGAACGGCTGGTGCGTGTCGAAGAGCGCAACGCCGCTCACGACAAAGAGATCGCAGCTTTGCAAGCGAAGGTGGCAGAATTGCAGGCGCAGCTTGCCACGTTGCAAGCTGCACAGTCTCAAACGCGAGGGAGCATGCGATGGGCGGAATGGGGAGTGATGTTGTTGATTGGCGCAGCGGTCGGCGGGCTGATACGCCTGCTCGCGTAGCAGAAGTTGAGATTACGCACATCGAACGAGGGCACGGACGCACTCTTGTCTACGCTGGTGTGCATCTGCTGCCTAAACATGTCTGGATGAACGAGCGGTACTCCGCGCCTGAAGATTTCATTTGTTGGACCGAAGTTGAGAAACGTGCGTGGGTTGGCGAGATGGCCAGGAGGCGCCATGAGAAAGAAAAAGTGGATCGCAAAGGCGATTAAGCGGCCCGGGGCTTTGCGGCGTCGTGCGAAGCGAGCTGGGCTGATTCGCGGCGATGAACCTTTGTCGCGCGCTGACCTTGATAAACTCGAACTGCGAGCGAAGCGCACCCACGATACGCGGCTCTTGCGCGAAGTACAGCTCGCACGACGTCTGAAGAGGATGAAGAAATGATCGCATGGCTTCGACGCCAGACGGACAAATTCGCACATCTCGGCATCGGCGCTTTGGCCGGCACCGCCGCATTGCTACTACCGGTCGAGGACAAGGCGCTTGTCACTATCGCGGCTGCGACGGTTGCCGGCGTCGCGATCGAAGCATACCAACGCGCGACGAACAGTGGCGCGGTCGAATTTTTCGATGCGGTTGCCACCGTCGCGGGCGGTACTCTGATCGCACTAGCACTGTTGCTCGGCGGCTGCGCTCCTCAGCAGGGCGGGGTGCAGCTTGTTGGTTGCATCGACGGCAATGAGTGGGCGGCGTTTCGGGAGTACTGCCTCGCACCAAGTGGTGAATGGGATCCCGTTGCGTGCCGCGAGGTGCGTATTGACTTGCAATGCGATGCGGCGCCGAACGCCATCATAATGATTGGTGACGACGATGGGTAGTAAGATTGCAATTTTGGCCGCGGAGCTGGCTGCCGATCCGATGGGCCTCGGCTACGCCGGTATGACCGACGCCGAGGCCGCTGCCGCCCTCAACGCACCGGCTTCGGGCACCCCGCTTCAGCACGACGTGGACGTCGGCGCCCTGGAGCGCCTCTTAGCTGCCGAGGGCGTCCTGCTTGCACTGCGCGACTATGCCGCCAACGGCGCGGACCCCACCGCGCAGCAGGCTTGCCGCGAGATGCTGGCGCTCTTCGACTCCATCAACGTCGATGCTTTCAACATCATGCACCCGCGCGCCCAGGCTGGCCTAGACGCCCTGCAAGCTGCCGGCCTCATCACCGCCGCGCAGCGCCAGGCCGCCGAGGCCCTGGCCGTGACGCCGAGGACGCGGGGGGAAGAACTCGGGCTGGGGCGTGTCATGCCCTGGCAGGTTGAGCTCGCGAGGAACTTCTGATGCCCATCACCAAGCAGTCGAAACAAGTCTTGTGGGCAGGCGCCGCGTCGGCTTCGGTCTCCGCCGGTGCCGCCACGAATAGCGATCCGCTGGCCATCGGCCAAGACGCCATAGGCGCCATCGTGCAGATCAAGGCGGTGCACAGCGGCACGCCCGCCGCCGGCGACACGGTGGACATTTTCGCGCTCTACACCGCCGGTGACCCGGACGCCGACCCTGACGTAGCAGACGAGTATGACACCGCGCTGCACGGCGAGCACATAGCCAGGCTCGATCTCGCTTCAGACTCTCCGGCCATCACTACCGCCGCACTCGATCACCTCGCCAAAGGCGTCACGCTGCGGGCCGTCAATAATGGCGCCGCCGCGGTGACGGTTTACGCCCAGGTCCACGAGCAGAACTTTGCGTAACCGGCAGTGAGCGACCGCCTTCCTATCCCAATCGCCGGTTGGCGCTTCACCCAAGCTGGCCCCGTCACGCGCGCTGGCTGGGCGCGCGGCGTCATTTTGTCGAGTGGCACAGCGCAGTTCGTTCCAACCGAGAAGGGCGTCGCTTATTACAACGACGGAGTGGCCGACGCCTCGCCCGTCGTGTCCGGTGGGGAGTCTGAAGTCCAGATCACCGGACCTTTCACCTTCGCCGCATGGATCTACATCGACGCCTACTCCAGCGCGGACGGCCACACCGTCATGTCGATCGTCGGCGACCCGAACGGCGAGACTGAACCAGACAACTTTCTCACAAACATCACGCTGCGAAGCGACGCCGTCGGCCAATTCCATGAGTATGGAGGCGGCACGAACGAGATTGTCAGCGCAGCAGTCCCCGGGCCGAGCGCCGGTGCGTGGCACCACTTCGTATTCGTCCGCGACTCAGCCAACAAGGTCATGGAATGGTGGTGGGACGGCGAACTGCGTGCTTCGGCGTCGTATAACAACGAGCCGACGGGCGGGCAGAATGCATTGCTGTGCATCGGCGAGGCGCGGCGGTCTTCGGCCAACGCCGCGTTCATCGGCGAGGCGTGGGACGGCTACATCGTCGATCCGGTCGTCTGGGACCAGGCCCTGGCCCGCGCCGAGATTGAGCGCTTGCATCTGCTGCACGGCGAGCTGTTCATGCCGGCGAAGCGGTTTGTGCCGGCGCAACTTAGCAATGTCGTTCAGCTCGCGGCAGCGACAACCGTAGTTGCTTCTGCGCAATCTGCCTTCGCAGTCACGACGCAGGCCGTGCCGCTTAGCGGCCAAGCTGCATCGGCCGCATCGGCGACCGCGTCGCTCACAGTTGCAACGCAGGCTGTGCCGCTCAGCGGCCAAGCCGCATCGATCGCTACGGCAACGAGCAGCTTCGCCGTCATTGGCGCTTCGCCAACAATCACCGCTACTGCCAGTGCCAGCGCGACTGCGCAGGCTACGCTCGCCGCACGCGTGCAGACTGTGCCGCTCAGCGGCCAAGCCGCAGCGTCTGCTGCGGCAGCTGCTACGCCAACGCCGACCACAGTCGTGGTCGACATGGCTGGCCGCGCCGCCGCGGTTGCAAGCGGCGCTGCTGCGTTGGCGCCGAAGACGCTGACGACCTCGTTGTCTGCGGCTGCGTCGGCGGCAGCCACGGCTGCAAGCAGCTTCGCTGTCCTCGGTGCTGGCACGCAGACGATGACGGCGACCGCCACGGCGGTGCTTAACACCCGTGTGGTATTCGGCAGCGGCGAGCAGGTGCGCTACGATGGCGTGGCCGTTCGCGCGCGCGCGGGCGCAGCTGCATCGCTGGCAGTACGTGTCGCGCGCGTCGCCGCCCCGCCGGCTCGCAGCGACACCGCAGGCAGCGCCGCTGCGATATTGCGACGTGTTGTGCTGCAACGCCGCGTCACGGCTGGGACGACCGCACAGGCTAGCGTCGCGGCGTCGCTTGTCGTGCAGCGCGTCCGACCGGCGCTGACGGTCGTCGCGGCCGTGCAAGCGCAGTCCCGCGCGCGCTTGACGCTTGGGCGCGTGCAGCTCACGGCGGCGACCACCGCCGTGAGCGCCGTAGCGCAGGTTCGTATCG